ATTATATGTAGGTGACCAACCACAGACAGCTTATGTCTTAGGTACAACACTTACACCAGTGGATGGTCTTAGATTACAAGGTATCTTTAAGATGTATGATAAAAACTATGCTGATTGGAGTCCAGACTCACGTGAACTTTCTGGTGATGCAGATAGAACTCAAGTGTGGCAAGCTCCAGGATACAATCGTTTAGACTTACACGCTTCGTATAAACTACCTAAAGTTGCAGGATACGATATGACACTAACGGGTCACGTATTTAACGCACTTGATGCAGTTTATGTACAAGACGCAGTTGATAACTCACAGTATAATGGATATGGTGACAAACTTCACCTACCTCACAATGCTGAAGTATTTCTTGGAACACCAAGATACATTAATTTGGGATTAACTGTTAATTTCTAAATAGTAGAATTGAGGGGGATTTATTCCCCCTTTTTCTATTAAATGTTATGGATAAAAAACAAATATTAAAAGAAGTAAAAGCTTGGATAACCGAGTATTTAGAAATACCAAATGAAAATTTTGGTGGTATGCCTGTTTGTCCTTTTGTGAAAGCGGAACGAGAGGGAAATAAGTTGATGTTTGAAATATGGGAACCTAATCAGACATCATTTGTAGACATACTTGAAAGATTTAAAAAAAGTGACTTTTCATCAGCCTTAGTGATATGTATGAATACGGAAGGATTGTTATGGGAGGAAGTTGATAGAAAACGATACCAAAAAACAATCCAATCCTTAATGAAAGAAAAAGGTTTTACCGATATAAAAGCATTATGTTTCTCACCTTTTGAACATCATACGGCGGCTGGTGAAGAAACAAGAAAAGGTTCTCCTTATTTTTTAATTAATATAGCCGGTAAAGATGACTTAAATAAAGCTCACAGAAAATTATTAAAAACATCATACTTCGATAATTTCACAGAAGAAGAAGTAAAGACTTTAAAAGTCTATCCAAAAGGAAAAAAACTTTTAAAAAACACTTGACAAGTATAGGTTTTTTTTCGTATATTCGAACATAATAAATTAGGATATTATTAGTTGTATCAAAATATATTTTACGATAGAAAAGAAAATAAAATGCATGTTTGGGACGATAAATTTGGTCACCAAACATTTCGTTATAAAAAATACGCGTATGTTAAAAACAGAGCTGGTACTTACACGTCACTATATGGTGATAGACTCAAAAGAATTAACAAGTGGGATGATGACCAACCAGAACTGTTTGAATCTGATGTGAATCCTGAAATTAGAGTATTGGTTGATAACTATACAGATTCGGATGATGTATCAGAGGGTCATCGTGTAATGATATTTGATATTGAGGTTGAAGTTACTGATGGGTTTCCTGATGTGGCCAGAGCAGAAAATAAAATCACATCTATAGCTTTTAATGACCCAATTTTAAATAAATATTTTTGTTATGTGCTAGACCCAACTGATAAACTAGGTTTGGGTGAGACTAGAACTAAAGATGATGGTGATACGATAGTTTCTTTTTATGATGAATATGATTTATTAAACGCGTTTTACAAAAAGTATATGGAAATACAACCAACAATTTTAACAGGTTGGAATATAGAGTTTTTTGATGTACCTTATCTATATAATCGTTCTCAACAAGTTCTTGGACAAGAAATATCAAACTTACTATCACCAATACAAATTGTAAGGTGGAGTAATTTCAAAAAAAGATATATAATAGCTGGAGTCAGTACACTTGATTATTTAAGTTTGTATAAAAGATTTACCTTTAGTCAGAAATCATCATATCGTTTAGATGCTATTGGTGAGGACGAAGTTGGAGAAAAAAAAGTTGCGTATGATGGTACTCTTAATGAGTTGTATGAAAATGATATTGATAAGTTTGTCCAATACAACTTACAAGACGTAAAACTTGTAAAAAAAATTGATGATAAATTAGATTTCATTGAAATTGCTAGAGGTTTGGCTCATCTTGGACACGTTCCGTACGAGTCTATTTATATGTCCTCTCATTACCTTGAAGGTGCTATTTTAGTTTATCTAAAGAAAAAAAATATAATAGCTCCAAACAAACCCGCTAGACCAAAAAAATTCAATAGTGAAGATAAGTTTGTTGGTGCATATGTACAAGACCCACAGAAAGGTAAACACGATTGGGTTTATGATTTAGATATTACAAGTATGTATCCATCTTGTATTATGTCATTAAATATATCACCTGAAACCAAACTTGGTAAAATTGAAGGTTGGAATCCTGAAGAGTTTTTAGACAAAAATAATAAAAAAACATACTCCATAACTCAAAACAAAAAAACATTAGGTAAGTTTACTGAGGTTGAATTGAAAAAGTTTTTAGAGGGTAAAGATGTTGGTGTTGCAACAAATGGTGTTATGTATCGTTCTGATAAAGATGGATTACTTCCAGCGTTGTTGAGAAAGTGGTTTGATGAAAGAGTTGAATATAGAAAGTTATCGAAGAAGTTTCACGAAGAGGGTGACAAAGAAAAATCAGATTATTTTGATAGAAGGCAATACCTACAAAAAGTCGTACTAAATAGTTTATATGGTGTGTTGGGACTATCCGTATTTAGATTTTATGATGTGGATAACGCTGAAGCTGTAACAACCACAGGTCAATCACTTATTAAATTTACAAAAAAAATTACTAATAGTTACTACAACAATGAATTAGGTGATAAAAAAGATTATTGTATCTACATCGATACTGATTCAGTATTCTATTCAGCTACACCACTTGTTAAGAAAAGATTTCCTAATATGAATATTCGTGATGAGGATAAAATGTCCAAAGCTATTCTTGAGATTGCTAGTGAAGTTCAAGAGTATCTTAACAATGGTTATGATTATTTCGCTAAGAAGTTTTGTAACTTAGATAAACATAGATTTGATATCAAACAAGAGGTTATTGCTAAGAGTGGTTTGTTTGTAACAAAGAAAAGATATGGTCTAAAGATTATCAATGATAATGGTAAAAAAGTTGACAAGATGATGGTAAAGGGTTTAGATACAGTTCGTAGTAGTTTCCCAACAGCTATGAAAGAGATGTTATCAAAATTACTTGACGATATTATGATGGATGTTCCTAAAAATGCATTAGACAAATTTATTATAAACTTCAAAGATAGTATGAAATTGGTGAGTTTTGAAAAAATAGCTATACCCACTGGTATAAAGGGTCTTGTAAAATATAAATCGGATTCTGAAACATTATTTACAGGTTATAAGTTGGGAACACCAGTTCACGTGAAAGCTACTATTTTTCACAATGACTTATTAAAGTATTATAAACTAGATAAGAAATATGAACAGATAGGAGACAATGAAAAAATAAAATGGGTCTATCTGAAACAAAATGAATTTGGATTAAGTGTCATAGGTTTTAAAGGATATGATGATGCTCCAAAAATAATAGAATTTATAAAAAAACACATTAATACTGATAAGATTTATAGACAAGTCTTACATAAAAAGATTATGATGTTGTACGAAGCTCTTGGTTGGGATGAACCAACTGACGCTTCTAAAACCATAGAAAGATTTTTTTGATTTTGAGAAAACTAACTTATATATATGTATATATGGTTATAAATAATAGGAGAATACCAACTTATGGATAAACAGAAATTCGTTAACTTTATTGAGAAGTACAATTTAGATGGACTTGTCAATTCAGCAATATTATCTTTTAAAGATAAAAAACTGAGCACTAGATTCACTTCTGGTGATAAGTCATTACTTGGAATAATATCAATGGACAAGTGGGATTTTGAAGATGGTGAGTTTGGAGTTTATGATACTACACAACTTAAAAGCTTGTTGAAAGTTCTTGATAGTGATGTACAAATGAAAGTAAACAAAGCTGGTGATAAAGCAGTTTCAATACAAATGTCAGATTCAGTATCTAAAATTCAGTATATTTTATCTGACACAGCAGTAATTAACAAACCACCTGCACCTGAAAACCTTCCACAAGATTTTGATTTAAAGATTGAGGTTAACACTCAATTTATAAAGAAATTTATTGTTGGAAAAGATGCTTTAGCAGAAACTGACACATTCACAATAACCACTAACGGTGGTAATACCAGTGTTATTATTGGGTACTCATCTGTAAATACAAATAGAGTCACAATTCCAGTATCGACATCTGAATACAAAGATATGGAAATAATATCATTTAACGCTAATAATTTCAAAAATATATTGAAAGCAAATCAAGAGTGTGAAAGTGCAGTATTAGAGGTTAGTCCACAAGGTGTAGCCAGAATCACTTTTAACATTGATGATTATAAATCAACTTACTATTTAGTAGCGGTTCAAGACGTAGATTAATGTTAGATGGAATAAGAGTTTTACACTATGTTTCACCAGTAAGGTTTGACAAGAGTGGTTTATTCCAACACGATTTTGATTCAAATTATAAAGTTGTTGAAAAAACTATATCATTTCTTCCTAATTGTCATCATTATGTGGTCGTACCAACTAAAAACAATATACCAGATACGAGAGATAATGTCACTTTCATAACGTATCCATATTCAAGAGATTTATTATCTAATAGGTCTTACTTTGATGGTGTAACTTTTAGAAAGTTATTTGATTTTAGATATATGGATTTTGATTTTGTGTTTTGTCATCAACCTGAAATGTTATATAATATTTTAGTGTCATTTAATGATAGGAGATATGGTCAGAATATGAATCGTTTCTTGTTTTTTCATTGGGTAGATTGTAATCAGAGTAGAGCTTCAAGTGCTATACCACCAGCTTATATGAGACAATTAGAGGGTATAAACTTGTGTGATAAAACTTTTTTCCATACTGATATAGCGTCGGATTGGTTAATGAATAATTTTAAAAAGTCACAAAGTACAACTGCTAATCACCAATTTATTAAGGATAAAACAACAACATTTCCATTGTCAGCTAATAAATTAGATGAATCAGAACCATTTGAAATGAATAGAAATAATGTTTTAGTGTTTAATCATCGGTGGGCTAAATCTACTGGTGTGAATCGAATGATGGAATATACTGAGGATTTACCTGACTATAAAGTTTGGTGTACTGATTATCAAGCTCCAGAGGAGTATGTTGGTTCCAAACTAAATAGTGGTCAATACAGATACTTATTAGAAAATTCATTAGGTAGTATGTGTTTTGTAGATAACTACGCTACTTGGAATCTTTCAATACAAGATGGTCTATCAGTAAACAAACCTGTTTTAATATATGACCAACCAGCTATGAGAAAAGTAGTTGGTGATAATTATCCGTTATTTTTTAAAACCAAAGACGAATTTCAAACACAAGTAAAAAATCTTAAAAATATGAGTAATTTTACTTGGGAAGTTGAAAATCACGATAAAGTTTTTCATCATAACTTACTTTACAATATGAAAAAAATAATGGATAAGGAAAGAAAACATATACCAAAAGATGCTATGAATTGGTTATACTGTATTTTAAATGGTATAAATTATAAACACGATATTGCAAAACAAGTCCAACCAAACCTGCAATTAAATTCGGTATGGCAATATATTCGTAGATACTTATTAGAGGTAGGTGTTAAAGATGACATCAATAGTCCATATGTAAATTATTCTATACCTGATGAAATAAAAACTAAAGTAGAAGATATGGTTAAAGATGTTGAATTAAAAATACAACCTAGAACCATCAAGAAAAAAATAGTTACAAAAAAACATAATTGGTTTTAATTAATGAATACAAATAATACAAATACCCTTTGGGTAGAAAAATATCGGCCGTCCACACTAGATACTTACATTGGGAATGAACATCTCAAAAGTAAAGTGTCCGTATACCTTGAGAGTGGAGACTTACCACATCTTCTACTATATGGGAAGGCTGGTACTGGTAAGACCACTCTCGCTAAATTACTTGTTAAAAATATAGATTGTGATTATCTATACATAAATGCTTCAGATGAGAACAATGTTGATACCGTTAGAACTAAGGTTAAGAACTTTGCCTCTACGATTGGTTTCAAGGATATGAAAGTGATTATCTTGGACGAGTGTGATTACATTACACCAAACGCTCAAGCGGCTCTCCGTAATCTTATGGAAACATTCTCAAAACATTGTAGGTTTATATTGACTTGTAATTATGTCGAGAGAATAATTGACCCAATACAAAGTCGTTGTCAATCATTTCAAATTATTCCACCATCTAAAACTGAAGTTGCAAAACACCTTCATAGTGTTTTAGTTCAAGAAAATGTGATTGATAAACCTGAGGATATAAAGGTTTTAGTAGAAAGTGGATACCCAGATATTCGTAGAGTAATTAATTCAGCTCAAAGAAACGTGGTTAAAGGTAAACTTAAATTAGATACGTCAAGTATCATACAAAACGATTATAAATTAAAGTTAATAAAGATATTAGAAACACAAAATAAAAAGAATGCGTTTAAAGAAATAAGACAGTTATTAGCAGATAATCAGATTACAGATTTCGCAGACCTATTTAGATTATTATATGATGAAGTAGATGGTTATGGTAAGGGTCACGTTGCAGAGTGTATTTTGATTATTGCAAGATACGAACTATCAGATAGTCAAGTAGTTGATAAAGAGATTAACGCAATGGCTATGTTAATCGAATTATTAGGAGTAATAAAATGAGTATGCATCCAATGAAGAAACCTAAACCTCAACAAGCACAAGTAAAAGTTGACTTGAAACAAGCAGAAACTATGAAATGTGAGTATTGTGGAAATTATTTATTTATAGCCTCTACAATTATTAAAAGAATATCACCTTTAGTATCACCAACAGGTGAAGAAGCATTAGTACCGATTGATGTTTATAGTTGTGGTAATTGTGGTAAAGTACCTAGAGATATGTTAAAAGGTAGTGGTATCGAAGAAGATGAAAACAAGTCAAACTTTCCAACTTTAGATGTATGAGAGAACGAATAATTCTTTGGTTCTTTCATAACATTGGACTACGCTTGTTTGGTATGTTATATGGTAAACATATTAAGAAAATAAGAAACAAAGGTGAGTTTGGTAGACAACATCATTATGAGTAAAAAATATTCAGAAGCAGGAAAGGGAGACTCAAATCGAGTTTCTAATCTAAAAAAATATGAAAAAAATTGGGAAAAAATCTTTGATAAAAAAGAAAACTCTGTTCGACCACATAAAACAGATAACAAGCGTTCAAAGTCCTAATTATTGGGAAGAGATTTCAGACGAGGATAAAAAGTCTTGGTCGAACTATATGACTCACAGATTCTTATCTATGAAGATGGAATGGGTTGAACTCGTAAATGAATTACAAAAATACAATTTAAAACCAAAAGATTTGTATAAATTATATACAAATGTGTTACCAAAAGGTAAACAATGGTTAAAATACACAAAAGGGAGAAATCAAATGGAATATCCAAATTGGTTAATCAACGTAGTTGCTATAGATATGGAAGTTAGTAAGAAAGAAGCAAAAGAAGCTATTGATATGTATTATCTTACTGAAGGTGGTATGGCAGAGTTAGGTCAAATAGCTAGAAAATGGGGAGTTGAACCTAAAAAGATAGAAAAGGCTGGATTAAATATTCTTGGTAGTGTTGGTGGATACACAGCAGGAAATGGTTAAAAAAAGACTTGACTTATATACGTTTTTATTCGTATATTCAAGTATGTAAATTAGGAGACATATATGTCAAAGGTTATAAAAGAATCTAACGTTATGAAAGAATACGTTACAGATATCGATGAACAAGCTCACGCTCAAGGTCGTGAGAGTAGTTATGATGTTATAGAACAAATGGAAAAAGAGTGGCCAGAGATGACTAACGAGTTTAAAAAGATTCAACGAGAACAGTATGAGTTATTCTTACACAAACAACACGACTACGGCCCAGGTAACATTAGTGTTGGAACTTTTTTGGTAACACCAGAAGAGATTAAGTTGTCACTTACAGGTCTGTGGTTTCGTATGAATGACAAGTTACAACGTGTAAAGACATTACTACTTGGTGATAAGAAATCAGCAGTTCAAGATGAACCATTGGAAGATGCGTATCTTGATGTTTCAAACTATGGTATTATGGCTACAATCGTTGGTCGTGGAAAGTGGGGTAAGTAGTGAAAGTAATAATGCCACTAGTTTTAACACTTGTTATATCAAGTATAGTTTTAATGATTAAAGAATACAACAGGTCACTAAAGTGAAAAGAATAAGTTATAGTCAATATAATCAATGGGTGACGTGTCCGTATAAATGGAAACTTAATTACATTGATAAACTAAGTGAGTTTACAGATAGTATTCACACTTTATTTGGTACTTCTATGCACGAGGTTTTACAAACTTATCTCACCGTAATGTACAACGACACCATTAAGATGGCGGACGCACTTCCACTAGAGAAAATGTTATTACATCGGATGAGGACAAACTACACTCAAATTATGGAGAGAAATGGTGGTGAGGTGTTTTGTGAACAACACGATATGGAAGAGTTTTATAATCACGGGTTATTGATATTGGAGTGGTTTAAGAAGAAACGTGGTATGTATTTTAGTAAGAAGGGTTATGAGTTGGTTGGTATAGAAGTCCCTGTTGATTATGACTTACCAAATAAAATTAAATTTATTGGTTACATAGATGTCATAATTCACGATACCGTAAGAGATAGGTACAAGATTATCGATATTAAAACTTCCACTATGGGTTGGAATAAGTATGCTAAAGCTGATAAAAATAAAACAGACCAACTACTTCTCTACAAACAATTCTATGGAGCTCAAAATAACATTTCGTTAGATAAAATAGACATAGAATATTTTATTGTTAAACGAAAGTTATATGAGAAAGTAGATTTTCCACAACGTAGAGTTCAAACATTTACACCAGCTAGTGGTAAACCAAGCATTAATAAATTAATGAATAAATTAAATCAGTTTCTTGATGAGTCTTTTGTTGATGGAGAATATAATTTAGAACATAATTATATAAAACAACCATCTAAGAAAAATTGTAGGTTTTGTGAATTTAATCAAACAAAGCATTGTGATGCGGGAGTTAAATAAATGTTATCAAAAGTAAGTTTAAGATTAAAATTATCTGATTTTATTAATACTGAGTTTGAAGAAAAAGTTATGAATATGATAAACACCACTCATAAGGAATTAAATGTTAGTGTTTTATTGTATTTGTGGTTTGATGAAAAAGTAGATGGTTTAAAAGATTTTTTAATACGATGGGAAGATAAATTACATTTTAAAACCATAGTTAAAAACAACTCAATTATTGGTTATGATGAATTTATTTTTTTTGATATAGTTCCTACCGATATGACAAATAATTCTCAACACAGATTTAAATACACATATGATGAACCAACCAAGATAACGTCAGCATTAGATAAATTTTATGAAATTACAAAGTTCATAACTACAGAAAAACCCATAAAAAAACAAAAAAGAAATGACTATGAAGATTAAGGTTGGGATTGTTGGTAGTCGTGGGTACACCAACAAAAGAAAAATAAAAGATTTAATATTTAAGATAAAAGAAAAATACGGTGATGACGTAGAAATAGTAAGTGGTGGACAAAAAGATGGAGCCGACGGTTATGCTAAAAAATTCGCATTAGAATTTAATATGACGTACGTAGAGTTCCCACCATCACATTATAATTGGAATATGCACTGTAAGTTACCTGCTCCAAATTATAACAAACCGTATTATGTTTCAAATTATTTTAAACGAAATAAACAAATAGCAGAGTATAGTGATATGGTTCTAGCATTTATACCAGATGGAATTGAATCAAGAGGTACGATGAGTACAGTAGAATATGCTAAAAAAGAAAAAAAAATGGTTAAAATAATAAATTAATATATATTTATATATGTATATATTAAGAGGGTTTTATGGAATATAAATTAACATCAGTTAAAATATTAAAAGAGTTATATAAAAAATTTAAAACTAATACATTAGATGACGAGTTTACTTTACAAAAATTAGTTAACCGTTCAATGGATTTATATGTTTTAGATGAACAATTTAAAAATAAAATACAATCGTATAACAATTTAATACCAAGTGGGAGTAAATTATGAGTAATTTAAGAGATGATTTTATTAGTGCAAGTAGATTATATTTTAAATCAAAAATCGAGAGACACCGTATCAATGTAGAAAATTTAATGAGTAACTCAACTGGTATAGGTGAACACGGTGATGTGATGGATGAAATAGAAAAAGAACTTGGACTGATGGCAGAATATTCTGATAAATTAGAAATGTTAGATTATTTTGAAGCTGAAGTAGGACAGACAAAAACTATACTAAAGGGTTAGAGGTCGTATGTCAAAGAAAAAAATATTATTACTATCAGATGACCTAAGAATGTCGTCTGGCATTGGAACTATGTCGAAAGAGTTTGTTTTAGGAACGTGTCATCATTATGATTGGGCACAAATAGGTGGGGCTATAAAACACCCAGAGAATGGTAAAGTCGTTGATATGAACGAGTCAATTCGTTCTGAGACTGGTGTCGAAGATGCTACATTAAAAATATATCCAGTTGATGGTTATGGTAGTCCAGAATTATTAAGACAAATTATGGGGATTGAGAAACCTGATGCTATTATGCATTATACAGACCCAAGATTTTGGGGTTGGTTGTATGAAATGGAACACGAGATACGACAAGAGATGCCAATATTCTATTATAATATTTGGGATGATTTACCAGCTCCACAATACAATGAAAATTTTTACGAGTGTTCTGATTTGATTATGAACATCTCAAAACAAACTGTTGCCATAGTAAAAGAAGTTTCAAAAAACAAACCAAGAACAGATTGGGATTGTACTTATATTCCTCACGGTATTAGTGAAAAATGGTTTTATCCAATATCAGTATTTGATGATGAGTACAAACAAGTTGAATCTATGAAAAAACAACTAACAGATGATGATGTTGAGTTTGTGGTATTTTACAATAATAGAAATATTCGTAGAAAAATGACTGGTGATGTTATATTAGCATTTAAAACGTTCTGTGATATGTTAACAGAAGAGGAAAAAAATAAATGTGCACTATTAATGCACACTCAACCAGTTGATGAGAATGGTACACACTTACCTAATTTAATTAAAGCTGTTTGTCCAGAGTTAAAGATATATTTTAGTTCTAATAAACTAGACCCAAAACAATTAAATCATCTCTACAATTTATCAGACGTTACAATTAATATAGCATCCAATGAGGGTTTTGGATTGGGAACTTGTGAATCATTGATGAGTGGAACACCTATCGTGGTTAACGTTACAGGTGGATTACAAGACCAATGTGGATTTGAATTAAACGGTAAACATTTAACAGCTGAAGATTACTCTGAGATAAAATCATTACACGATGATAGAAAGTGGGCTAATAATCCAGATTTGACTTGGGGTGATTGGGTTAAACCAGTATGGCCTTCAAATCGTGCGTTAGTAGGGTCTATTCCTACACCATATATCTTTGATGATAGATGCAGGTTTGATG